GTTTATACAATCAATATTACGAAGATTATTTAAGTAATATATTTAATTATAAAGCAAGATTAATTAAAGTTAGTGCTATACTACCAACATCAATATTAACTACGCTTAAATTGAATGATAGACTTATAATAAGAGATAAAAGATATATTATAAATTCATTTACAACGGATTTAACAACAGGTGAAGCATCATTTGAATTATTAACTGACTTAAGAACATTATGATAAAACACATTTTAGAATTATTAGCATTGCACGAACATTACGGACAAAGCGAAGTAATAGAAATAGCGAAAGGAAAATATCAATTAGCAACTACTTGGAGTCAAGTATTTGAACAAATAAAAAGACAATGGAGAATAAGGTAGTTACGTTAAAAATAGAAAGCAATTTAGATAGTATAACTAAAGACGTTAAAAAATTAGGAAATACTTTTGAAGATACCGCTGACGAAATAAAAGGCATACAGAAGTCAACTAAAAGTGCTGAATCAGGAGTTAAATCTTTAGCTGATGGATTTAAAGGAATGGGGTTAGCAGTCAAAGCTATTGGTATTGGTTTAGTAATGGAAGCCTTTAATTTGTTTAAAGAAGTCTTAGGTAAGAATCAAAAAGTAGTAGATACTTTTAATACTGTTATTGGTGCTTTGTCTATTGCCTTTAATGATTTAATTGGATTTGTATCAAATAATTTTCCTGCAGTAATTAAAATCTTTAAAGATGTATTTGAAAACCCTACAAAATATTTACAAAAGTTTGGTGATTTAGTTAAAGAAAATTTAATTGAAAGATTTAATTCATTTTTAGATACTTTAGGTTTTGTAAGCGAAGCAATTAAAAAAGTATTTGAAGGTGATTTTTCAGGTGCAATGGATTCTGTAAAGAAAGCTGGTAAAGAATCGTTAGATGTTTTAACAGGTGTTAATGATTCATTTGATAAAGGTAAAAAAATAGTTAGTGATGCTGCTGAAGCCATTGGTAACTATGCAGTAAAAACTTTTAAAGCATCTGAAGCAAATGTTAAACTTCAAAATTCAGCAATATTAGCGGCTGCTGAACAAGGTAGATTAGTTGAACAATATGATAGACAAGCAGAAAAGTTAAGACAAATTAGAGATAATGATTTACTTTCTATTGACGACAGAATTGAAGCTAATAATAAATTAAGTGGTGTTTTAGAAAAGCAACAAAAAGCAATGCTATCACAAGCAAGTTTACAAGTTGCGGCTGCACAAGCTACTTATAATATGAATAAAAGTATAGAGAATCAGGCTGCTGTTACTGATGCTTTAGCTAATAAAGAGGGTGTACTTGCTCAAATAGAAGGTTTAAGAAGTGAGAACATTGCAAATAATATTTCATTACAAAAAGAAAAAATAGCTTTAGGACAAAGTGAAATAGAAAATTTAAATGCTTTACAAATTGAACAAAAGAAATTTAATGAAAGTTTAGAAACTGATGAATTAAAAAAACTTGAAAATCAAAGAGCAAATTTAGAAGAAGAAAAAACTATTGAACTTGCAAGATTGCAATTAAAAATAGATAGTGCAGTTTTAGGTACACAAGCAAGAGTTGATGCTGAAAACGAATATGCGGTTAAGAAGCAAGAAATAGATAATGCTTTAACAACTAATTTAAAAGCAAATGCTGAAGCACAAAAAGTAATAGATGATAAATTAGCTGAAGCTAAGGTTCAAAATTTACAAAGAGGTTCTGCAATGTTGAGTCAAATATCAGATTTAGTTGGTAAAAATACTGCAGCAGGAAAAGTAGCTGCAGTAGCGTCTGCAACTATTGACACTTATTCAGCAGCACAATCAGCATTTAAAAATGCACAATTAAATCCAATATCAATTATAGGTCCAGCATATCCTTATATTTCTGCAGGTTTAGCAATAGCAGGTGGATTGAAAAATGTACAATCTATATTAGCAGTTAAAACTCCAAGTGGTGGTGGTGGTTCTGCTCCAAGTGGTGGTGGAATGGGTTCTGGTCCTACTGCTCCTGCATTTAACGTTGTAGGCGCAAGTTCAACAAATCAATTAGCACAAACAATCGGTTCAAAAGAACAACAACCTATTAAAGCTTATGTAGTAGCGAATGATGTAACAACTCAACAAGGCTTAGATAGAAATATAGTACAATCAGCAAGTATAGGATAATTAAAACAAATAAAAATTAAATTAATTATAATTAAAAAAAAATACAATGGCTAAAAATTTAGAAACAATAGAATTATTTATTGATGAGAATGTAGAAAAAGATGGAATAGACGCTTTAAGTTTAGTAAAGTTTCCTGCAATAGAAGAAAATTGGGTTGCTTTAAATAATCATAGAATTGAATTTAAAACAGTTGACGATGAAAAAAGAATCATTATAGGTTTAGCTTTAGTTCCTGATAAATTAATTTACAGAAGAAATGGTGACCACGAATATAATATTAAATTTTCAAAAGAAACTGTAAACAAAGCAGCAAGATTATATTTAAAAAAACTAAATAATAATAATGCTACATTAGAACACAAAACAGAAGTTGAAGGTGTTTCAGTTGTTGAATCTTGGACTGTAGAAAACCCTAAGATGGATAAATCTGCTATATATAATTTAAATGCAACAGAGGGTTCTTGGGCGGTTATTATGAGTATTGATAATGATGAAGTTTGGCAAGAAATTAAAAACGGAACTTATTTAGGAATAAGTGTTGAAGGATATTTTTCAGACAAATTAGAAATGAGTTTAGAACTTGCAAAAGAACAAGAATTATTAGATAAAAAAAACAAATAATAATATTATGCTACAGTACCTACAACAATAAATTCTAATCCAATAGAATCTAAATCGTTATTAAGAATAAAATTAGCAGAAATATATTCAGTTCCTAAAAACTCTAATTTATAACCTGACATATCTCCCATTGATGCACCTGTAGAAATTGTAGAAGTAGTTAATTCCATACCTTTTTCTTTTCCAGCTAAAAATATGTTACCGTTGTTATCTTCTATAAATATTCTTGGTCTACCATAACTTAAAATTTTAAGTTGTTTGTGGTCAGCAACAGACAACTTCTTTAAATGTAAAGTTAATTTCTGTTCTACAAAAGTTGAACCATTTTCTCTTGACGAAGTAATTGTTTGTTCAAAAGTTGAAGCCCCTTTTAACTCGTATTTATATACTGATGCTTCAGTAGCATTTGCCACATTTTGTATTACATCATTGCTATCAATAGTTATAACTTCATTACTAAGATAATTCATAAAATAAACACTCCTTATCCCGCCAATAACATTCTTACATTGTTCCGCTCTTCCCAAAGTTATATCACAAGGCATAGTCTACTTTTTTAAAATTAATATTATGCTACAGTACCTTCAACGATAGAAGCTAAAACTGCACTAACTAATGTACCAGCAGTTGGTACTATGAAATTTGCTGCTAAAGGTTCCATACCTTGAAGTTCAATTTTATAACCACTCATATCGCCCATAGCAGCACCACTTGAAATAGTTGAAGTTACCAAGTCCATACCTTTAGTTAAACCTGCCATAAAGAAACTTCCATTGTTATCTTCAATGATAACTTGTGGTCTTCCGTAAGAAAGTAATTTCAATTGTTTGTGGTCAGCAATAGACAACTTTTTTAAACTTAAACTTAATTTTTGGTCTACAAATGTAGTTCCATTTTCTCTTGAACTTGTTACAGTTTGTTCAAAAGTAGAAGTTCCCTTTAATTCATATTTATAACCTACTGGTGTACCACCTAAAGCAGTTATAACATCTTCTTGTCCTGCAGTTGCAGAATATGTTACCGTTGTAGCATCACCCCAATTAATGAAGTATGCTGCTTTTAATCCTCCTACTGAATTTTTACATTGTTCAGCACGTCCTAATGATATATCGCAAGGCATAGTCTATATATTTTAAAGTTAATAAAAAAGGGTAGATAATATTACCTACCCTTTATTTTATAATTATGCTGCAGGTGTGTAAAGAACGATTTCAGAACTAATTCCGTATTGAACACCAGCTGTAAATCTCATTACAACTCTTACATTTTCTGAACCGTCAATATCAGCAAGGTCAATTAATTTAACTTCATTGTGGTCAGCTAATAAACCTGTTCCAAAATATAAGTTAGATTTTTGAGCAGCCATCATATAATCGTTAGCTAATCCATTTGCAACAAAGATTTTAACACCATCAAAAGATAATGAACCATTGTTAAACCATTGTGTACCTTGTGCGTTTGTACCGTTAGAACCTAAGCCACTTGCACCAAATCCACCAAGAGCACGAACATAATCACGAGCTACAGATTGTGAAACATAAAGATATAAATCTTCTTTTCCGTAAAGTGAAGCAGGAATAGCATCAACAAGTTTACCAAGTTCACCGATAACATTTGCAGCAGTAATTCCACCTGAAACAGGAGAAGCTACATCAATAACTCCAGCATCAGCAGTAGCCAATGTTACAAGTCCATCAAATTCACCTGCAGTAGCATTAGCACCTTTCCAGATATTGTTTTCCATTTTCTCTGCAACTTTAGCAACAACGTGTGCTAAAATAAAATCAGCAAAAGCAGGTGGCAAGTTATCAAATGCAGAATATCCCATTTGAACGGCTTCCCAATCCGATT